ACTTCTGTGAGTAGTTGGCCTCAAAGTAATCTCTCCAAGACATTGCTTTGTTGCTTACCCATCCTTCTAGTGATTCTTCAATAGTGAATGGTTCGTTGGAATCTAACATAGTTTAGTACCCTGCGTAGGTGTCTAGGAATTCGTATTCTTCTTCTTCGTAATCAATAGCGTAGGCTATCTTAGCCAACTGGTCTATGTAGGCTAAGGCATCTATCAAATCATCGTGAACAAGCTTGTTGGGGAACTGAAACAACTCATCTAAGAAGGGAGCGTTCCATTCACCCTTATTAAGTGTTATATTACCGTGCTCAAACCTACCCTGTAAGGCCCAGACAACCCTATCTATCTTCCTCTGGTTACCGTGGGTAAGCTCTTCCACTCTGAAGAATCGTTGGTTCTTCTTCATTATATCATTCAGGTATGGATGTACAGCGTTCTTTAGGGCTCCTTTCTCAATACCGACTGAGATAGGCTTGTAGTCTCTAACTGCTTCAAAGATTCGTCTGGCAGTCTCTTCGACGCCCCAACGGCCATGTATGATAGTATCAACCCACCAACCCTCAGTGCCTGCTTTAACCACAGCAATAGCCGTTTGGTCAAGCCTGTTAGTCTTGGTTGTATTCTTTGAGACATCTGCAAATCCTGCCAAATCGACAGCAATGTAATAATGGCCATCTTTTGGTTCTTCCTCTGAGAACTTAACGAACTCTTCCTTAAAGAGCTCACCACCCGCTGCCTCAAAGGACGCCATGAACTCCTGTCTAAAAGAGAATGCTGACATCGACTTCTTAGCTGCATTAATCTCTTCTGCGTCTAGTAACGGATTGTCGTAACTGGTAAAGTGCCAACCACTCCAGTCTTCATCCTTAGCCAGCACAGAGTACTGATGTAGTTCGTAGAAGTGGTTACGGCCCATAGGCGTACCTATGAACATCGCTGAACCCTTCTGGTCAGCTAGGGCAGGTCTCAGGATTTGCTCCCAGACCTCCGGCTTCATATCGGCGTACTCATCCATAACCAAGAACTTAAGGCTGACACCACGCATAGTCTCTGGTCTATCGGCACCCTTGAGTGCGATGGTAGCACCGTTGACTAGCTTAATCTGTAGGTTGTTAACGTGGCTAGACACAATGACTGGGTTACCTACTTCCAGTAACGTCTGCCACATAATGTCTCTAGCCTGCCCCTGTGTAGGAGCAACGTAGAAGACGTGACCCTTAGTCGTAGTCAAACCTTCAATGATTAACTTCCATGCAGCGAGACGAGACTTACCTGTACGTCTACCAGCAGCTATTACTTGGAAGCGTGCATCATCATTCCAGACCTCTTGCTGCCAAGGTAGCAACTCGACCTTTAAGTCAGTCAAGTTAAAGAGCGTCCGTAAATGTTTTAGCTACGTTTGCTTTTTTCTGCAACTCTACGTCTGTAGCTAGTAAGCCTTTAGAGGCTCCACCTGCCTTAGAACGACCAGCAGCCCACATATCGGCTTCTTTATATGCTTTAGGGGCAAACCTTGGAAATTGCTTTTTATTTTCTTTTTCGTATGTCTTTGCAAGCTCAACTGCTTGACGCTGGTCTTTTATAAGCTGTGGCTTACCGTCTTCATCCCACCAAATAGACGGAATAACCATTACTCCACCTTCAGGAGAATCTACTGTTATTAAGTACTCAGTAGAAGGGCCACCTAAACCAACGTCTTGTGGCTTATGTTTTGTATAGTCAAAAGGTTCTAATTTAGGCATATTAATATATCCACATTACAGGTTTAGCATTACCGTCAACACTGCGCATATCAATATGGACGAACACACTGTGTATTCCAATGCCTCCAAATCCCATCTTGATAGCTTCCTCAACCAACGTGTACCTCTGTTGTGCTGTACTAACTTTAATGTCTGCTGCAATGCCTTGGGCATGAGTTCCTGCTTTCTCCTTTCTCGATTCAATCGGATGTTCGGGGCTACGATAGCCACTAGTGATAACAAATGGGAAACCACACCTTGCTCTAAGCAAGTCTAGCTTCAATAGGAATGTATCTTTAATTTCATTCTCACCTGTATGCTGACAGGCAAACTCTTCTTTGGTGAAGTAATCTAGGTCTTGGTTGATATCAAACATCTTCGGTGTACTCCCCTTCTGCTACAGGCTCTGTTGAGCCACCTGAAATGACAGTCTTCTCACCACCTACACCAGTGATTGATATGTTGATACCACCTCTACCACCGCCATCCTTATCTTTCTCAAAGTAACTGACGGGCAGCAAACGATCCATACACAGCTTCCATGCTGCTGCTTGATTCTTATGGTCATCATCTAGTGCAGCATTAAGAATACTATCCAACACCTTCCTGCTCTTAGGGGAGGCCAGCATCCTAGCTTTGTATTCGTTGATAGTAGCAGCATCACCCTTGGGCCTGCCTACTGTCTTACGGCTGCCCCGTTTGTTTGACGCTACCACGGCTTTCTTTGGGCGGCCTTTCCGCTTCGCGGCAGAGGCAGGCTGACACTCTAAAGGGTCTTCTATATCTTTACTCAAAATAAACTCCTATAGTTATCTTAAGTATACTTAAGTAGTCTTTAGTAGTCTTTAGTAGATTCTTTAATGATAATCTTTAAAGTTAATCCCTAAACCTTTACTTAAGTAGCC